TTTTACTTCTCCTTATCCTCCATAATATTAATAAATAATGAATCAAACAACGCCGGCTCCCCGGGAGGATGCAGGGATGCGGGAAAGGAGGGCGCTGAAGCTACGCCAAAAAAACCGCTACACCAGCATTGCTCGATCCATTGTTGATAACAATAACAACAGTTTTTTTATTTGTCAAGCATTTTTTTAAAGGCATAGTATTTATTTCTCACTTGACTTTTAATACTATGTCAATTATATTGAACTACAAGCTTGTTGTTGACTACAGAACCGTTGTCCATAGCGTTCTGTTTGTCGTTTTTTATTTTAACCTTAATCAGGAGAAAAGATATGGTGAGAACATTTTTAATCACAATCGAGGAAGTTGACAGGCCTACCAATAAAATTAAGGACAGGAAGAAAAAGCTGTCTCAAAAAATCAGAGGAGAAGTGTTGAGGATATTAAAAGACAATAAAATATCCTTAACTGCATTCGGGAAGGGATGCAAAATGTCCAGGCAAGCTGCACATCAATTATTGTTAAGCAATGGCCGCCTGACGTCCTTGTCAGTCAAAAAACTACTGCCTGGTCTTAGTGCGGTAGGGATAGAGGCCGATAGTTCAACTACGGACGTGTTAAAGGCATTATTGGACGATTATGCAATTTTAATGGATTAAAAGAGGAAGGTAGCAATGAAAGGAATTAAAAACCCATACGGGGAATCTTTAATCGAAATTGAGGGTGGACTTTTGGATCATGAACTTAGGTTTGAGCACGGTATCTCTGACCCATATGCTTATACAGACGAGGAATTCCGGGCATCCCTGACAATATTTACGAATGCGATAACATGGAAATCGTGGGAGCATCTTGAGGGTTCTAATTTTGAGAGCAAACTTGAAACTGCGGATAATATGGGGACGAAACTTAGAGATTTCATTAAAGAGTTCACGGGGATTGATACGTACAAACTTTATGAAGAGGAATAGTATGGATGATCTTGAAAAACTACAAAAGTTATACGACGAACACCAGGTGCCTGTTTTGGAATGGCAAGGCACTTGTCATGATTGCGGGGAAAAGGTGTGTGTCGAGGTTGAAATGGATGCAGAAGGGAAAATTACAGTCCAGGGAGGGGCTTTATATCTTTTGGATAATGTCCCGCAAGGACAACAAAAAGAATTCTTAAAGTGCGATGTCTGCTACAAAAAAGACTCTACTTTGAGAAATTACCGTGAGTGTGAGGTCTATTCCAGGGTAGTGGGTTTTTTGCGGCCGGTTAAAGCATGGAACGCCGGTAAGCAGGAGGAATATAAACTACGGAGAAATTTTAAATTATCAAGTGTTAATGAGATTTAACTACGATTCTGTAGTTTTTATGTTTGACAACTTACTTATGATAAGGTATAAAAGGGACTATGGAAATGAAAAAAGATAAATGTAAAAGATGTGGGCATACATGGTTTAGAAGAACCCCTAAAAAACCTGTATTATGCCCATCATGTAAATCTAAATATTGGGATGAGGATCGGGATAATGGCAAGACCGACAAAACAAGGAATTGATTATTTCCCGGTTGATGTTCAATTTGATGACCAATTAGAATTATTGATAACAGACAAAGGGGGCATAGCCCTCTCTGTTATTATTACAATATGGCAGTTAATATACCAAAACAATGGATACTACATCGAAAATGGACATGATCTTTTGTTGCTAATCAAAAGGCGGATAATGGTTGATCCTCAAGTAACAGAGGATATAATAACTGCTGCCCTTGATCGTGGTATTTTCGACAAAAATCTACATGAAAAATACAATATCCTGACATCAAGAGGTATCCAAAAAAGATATGTAACGGCGGCAAGATTAAAGAAATCCATAAATATCGTTAAAAACTACCTCTTAATAGACGTTTCCAACGTTGGAAACGCCATATATATAGGGATTAATGTTGTTGGAAATGCCACAAATGTAAAAGAAGATGTAGATGTAAAAGAAGATGTAGATATATATATACCCATTTTCAAAAAATGGAACGAACAAAAAATCATAGTCCACAAAAAAATAACACCAAGAATAAAGTCATCCATAAACAGCGCATTAAAAGAATTTTCACGGGAAGAAATACTACAGGCGTTTGAGAATTATAAAACCGTCCTGTCAGGGGCAGAATATTATTTCACCTATAAATGGACTTTAGAAGATTTTTTAAAACGAGGTCTACGGAAATTTGTTGATGAGGCAGACCCTTTTAATAATTTTATATCGGATACAAGATGTAATAGAAAACAAAATTCAGCAGACCCTAACGTAAGTGCCGGGAAGTACTCGGAAACAACAGCAAGAAATATAAAATCATTCAAAGAATGGAAACCGCCACCGTAAGGAAGGAGAAACTATGAAAAACAATAAAATGTTTATGAACTATATGGTTTTGTTTGGGGAATTGTACAACAAAGAAATATCAGATACTTTAAAGAATGCCTATTGGGAAACATTAAAGCCATACAACAATCAAGAATGTGAAGAGGCATTTAAAAAGGTAATTGAAAGATTAACTTTTTTCCCAAAACCTGCTGAAATAATTGGCTTTATTAAAGACAAAAAACCAAAACCGCAGATAGAAGCAATTATCCAGGCAGACAAGATTATTGCTTATCTACGTAGTCATGGTTCTGTTGTACCGATATGGACAAATCCTATTACACGGTACCTTATGACGCACAGGTGGGAATACTATGACTGGAGCCAAACAGTTTTGGAGTCTGATTTAACCTGGTGGAAAAAAGAGTTCATTAGTTCATATTGTGCTATGGAAGAGGGAATTGACCAGGTAGAGGATTTATCTACAGGCCAAATCTCTGAACCTGTTAAATCACTCTTGGCAAAGGTAGGAGAAACACCGCCTCGTTAACAAAACAGGGGCGTAGTTGTGATAAAATAAAATTTTAATACAACTACATAGGTTGATAGTTAAAACGCAACCTGGGCTAAATTTGAGCGTTTTAGGCATAGCAAAAAAAAGGAATAAAAATTGGCAAAAAAAACAAAATATCACGACATCAGGATCAAAGTAGAATGCCCGAATTGTAAACAAATCTCTGAAGTTAAATTGGAGACTGCAAGAATACGATGGTTCGATAAAAACAATTCCGGATTTTGCTCTGAGTGTAAAAGATACACCAGTCAAATGGGGATGTTTAAAAGAAGCGAAAAAAATGGTGCAAAAGGGAGATTGATTTGTAGTATCTGTGGGAAGACTACGATATGTTCTCATGCATACGAATTGCGTATCAAAAGAGTAATTAAAAGAGGTGAAATGGCCTCTTTTGTTTGCCCTACTTGTGGATTAGCTGAAAGAGCAAAAAACCCGCAGATAACAAAAAAAGTCTCTGTAGTAACAAACAGTAAAACAAAGAGGAAAAATAAAACGATTATTAATCTCTTTGGTTGTCGGGTATGGCCTGTTGGTAATCAAGATTCATTTATTGCATCTCGTTGTAAATGGGCGAAAGATTGCGAGCACTATGACGATTGCGTGTCATACATAGTACGTAATCATTTCAAGTGGTACGGGTTTGAGTCAGACGGGAAAGGGTTTAAACAAAAAGAAATTATCTAAGGCTGATGCCGCCCCAAGGGACGGCATTGGAACTCCTTCCACACATGGTGAATGAGCTACTAATAGTATCGAGTCTTTGGGGAGTTTTGTCAAGCGGAGAAGAGAAAAATGTGACGACTCTGTCAGTTAAAGCAGACAGTCCCATCGGCATGATTATCTATGGGAGATAAGACAAATGAATAAAATTGTAGAATTTAGGTTATGTAAGTTGACAGATGAACAATTAGTCGAAAAAGTTGATAAATATGTAGATAGAATATACCAAACAGGAAAAATCCCTTCCAGATGTGTTCCTGCACGGCCTGATGAAGATTTTGATTTGCTTGTTGGTGAATTAATTATGAGATTTATGGATACAAAAATCAAAGCACATGGTGACAAGGAATGTTTAGGCCCCGGATGCCCTTATTGTGATGAAGAAGATAAGGGCTGACATACTCCCACGGTTAAAACACGTGGGCTTTCTTACCAGAGGATTTGTAAAGAATGCCTTCGGAGGTTGACAAATGATAATAGCTATTGATCCAGGGACCAGCGGCGGCGTAGCATGGTGGCAATTAGTAACTAATACAGTGGCTGCTATTAAAATGCCATCTACGATCGTAGATTTAAAGGAACTGATCGAAGAGATTGTAGAACCGGAGCTTATAGATGTTTACGTTGAAAACGTTGGACAATACAGGACAGGGAATTCAGGCCCCGCAGCGTCTATGTTTGCAGGCCATTGCGGTGAAATCAGAGGTCTATTAGTTGGCATGGGTATACGGCAAGAAAAAGTTGCTCCTCAGACATGGATGAAAGCTATCCCGTCTATGCCTAAATTCCCGGCTATCCCAAAATCTATCAAAGGCAAAGAGAGGGACAAAATACTATCTAAAAGAAAAAGGATACGCAAAAATCACATCAAAAGTGAGATGCAAAAAGTGTATCCGCATATAAAAATTACGCTTGCGACGTCTGATGCTTTAGGCATCTTATATTGGGCAAGCAAAAAAAAGTCCCTGAAGTAACAGTTTACTCCAGGGACTTGGATATGGGATGGTGTTGTAACCGTTATTTCAGGCTACAAAACTCATCCCAGAGGTTGTGGCAAAAATCGGAGATATTTTCCCGGTTTTCCTCATCATCCGTCCAAAAAATATCCGTAGCGATTCTTTCCGCTACTTCAATTTTATGATGAGGAAATCTGTCGCAAAGCTGAACAGCGACAAAAAACTTAAATTCCTTCTTTTTATCAGGGGGGGTATCCTCCGGGAAGAGGAGGTCATCTGCAAAAAAAATTATTTCCTTTTTCTTATTTTTCATTTTTTTCTCCTTTCATTGTTGATAAATGCTCTTTGCCAAAGCGTAACCCTTCCGATAGGCGAGGAATAATTCATTCAACTCGCCATTTTGGTAGATGTGCCCTTTAGCCCACCAGCGCTTGTCTTCTTTTTCTTCTATCCTCCAAGGGCAAAACTCTCTTTCGAATTGGAGCATTAGATCGTAATGCTCTTTTGTATTTAGTTGCATCATGATCCCTCTTGTTATTTAATATTAACGTTCAACCTTCTTGCTATTTCGAGTAAGGCGGCATAGTCCTTTGTCCGGCGTAGAGCCTCTATTGCTTTACGCCGAATATCCACGTAGTTAAATAGCAAGGGGTTAGCTCCCTTGAATTTCGCAAGGAGCCTTCCCGTAAGAAGTGGCGAGGCAAGCCTCCAGTTGCCAAACCATGTATTGTTCTCTATGGCTGGCGACCAAACTCGACCTGCCTCAAAATCAATTACGTGGCAGGCTGAACTTGGCTCTGCCTGCCAGGCGTCCTCAATGGTTTCATGCTCAGACAGTACTTCGTCTGAACATGTAATTATTATTTTTTTTATCTTTTCCATAATTTCTCTCCTTTTTTTAAAGATTATTAATAGGGACTGGTTTGTACTCTGCAATAGCACGAGCAATCCCCTTCTCGTTGCAGATTTGAAAAAATTTTGCATTATCTGCCTTTTCCCACTCCTTGAACTTTTTAACCTCTTTCGAGGAGTCTTGAAGTGGTTTGCCCTCAAAAGTCACGTATTCCGACCACCCGTAAAGATGTCCATCTTCGCAGTACGAGTGTTTGACTCGTACTACGTTAAGGTCTTTATTGAAGTTTGAAATTCGGCCGTAATCGTGGTTTAAGACCTCTTTCAATGTTTCTTTTAACTTTTCCATAACTTCCTCCTTTTTATGCCCATTCCCACGAGCATATAAGTTTGCCCCATCCCTGCCTGTCAAGGATGCGGCATCTAACGTTTTTGCCACGACTGTGATAAGTCCGTGGCCGTCCAAACTTACGGCAGATGGAGTTTTTAGTCTTCCACCAGCCTTCCCGCCCCGAAGCCGTGATTTGGACTAAGGCGGAGCAACTGCCACCGCATGTTCCGTCCGCAGCTTCAGGTCGGGGTTCTTCTTCGCCCGACTTCCTTGGGGATGTTTTCCCAAGCAGTTATGTGGTACAGAGTTTTATTCATTTTCCCCCCCCCTACAAAAAAAGCGCAGCCCACTTTCGTGAGTTGCGCTATTAAAAGTTATTGTCCGCCTTTATAAGGGCAGGATCAAAAACAAGCATCCCATTCGGAGTTTTAACCTTAAAAACTCCTCCTGGTTCTAAAATTTCATCCCAGATCATTTGCACTAAATCGGGATTATCCCATAATCCAGCGCTATCTACAATGTCATCCGGAGATGCGTCCGCCGCCAATTCCTCAGCGGTCGCCTGATATTCCTCCAGGATGTCTGGGTTTTTTTTAAAAAGTTTTTCAATTTCTGACTCAAGTGTCTCTGAGTCAACAGCATCGGCTTCATTTGTAACAAACCGATACTGGCCGTAATGCCTGACGCTATCCTCATCACTCTCCTCAACAAACATATAGCATATGTTTGTTGAGTCTTTTCCCATACCTGATGGGTCTTTTGAGTATCTTACATAGTCCATCTTTTTTCCTTCTTTTTTTTTGTTTTTCCCTTTTGTTAAAAACAATATAATCCCTCCCTTGCTCTTTGTCAAGGCTTTTTTTTATTTTTTTTACTTTTTTTTATTTACATCCACAAATCTATTAAAAAAACAATATAATCCCCTTATTGTGATTTAAATTTGTTAAAAACAATATAATCCCTGTATTTTGACTTTTTGTTTTTCGTGTATTATATTGATGTTATAAGTAAAAATAAATTTGGAGGCCAAGGATGAAAGTAGAAATTAAAAAAGTGGATATATCTGATATTAAACCAAACCCTGATAATCCACGGCAGATAAATAAAACGCAGATGGAGCGCCTTGAAAACAAAGTTAAGTAATTATGGCAAAAGGTAAAATATTATCAGATGAGGAGTTAATACAGGTTGAGGCATTAGCAGCATACCTTAGTTCTGAACAAATAGCTGATTATTTTGGGATAGGTAGACGCACATTCTATGCTATTATGAAGCGGCAACCGGAAGTTGCAGCACGCTATAAAAAAGGCAGAGCAAGGGCTATCGGAATAGTTGCTCAAGGGCTGTTAACCGATGCAAGAGAGGGCAATCTCACCGCTAAAATGTTTTACCTTAAGACACAAGCAGGATGGAGAGAGACAAACCGAAAAGAAGATATGTCTACAATATCTAAAATTGTTAAATCAACCAAAATTATGAATATCAAAACAACGGAAGATGCTATTACTGCACTACAAATCGCAGTAGAAAATAAACTTAATGTAATGCTATCTCAACCAGGGACAATTAATTTCAAAATTATACAGGAAATAGAAAAAGCCATTACCATAATAAGCAAATTAAAGGAGAAATATAAATCTAATAATAAGGGCCAGGTTGAAGGCGGTATATCAGATGAAGCTGCTGATATGATCCGACAACAGATTTTAGGCGTAGTAAAAAATGATTCCGTTGTACCATAAAAAAGAAAAACGGTTATTAAGAGCACCAACTGTTATGCTGAATTATCAATCTAAATGGCAGGCAGATGATGCGAAAGTTAAGGTTTGTGAAAAATCAAGACGTGTTGGCCTTACATGGTGCGAGGCTGCGGAAGACGCTCTCCTTGCCGCTTCGATGTCCGGCATGGATGTTTTCTACGTTGGATACAATAAGGATATAGCACAGGAATATATTGAAGATTGTGCAAATTGGGCGAAATATTATTCTAAAGCTACGAGTAAAATAGAGGAATATGTATTCAAGGATGAAAACAACGATATTATTACTTATAGAATAAAATTTGCATCAGGTTATAAAATCCTTGCTCTATCTTCAAGGCCATCAAATTTGCGGGGGATACAAGGAAAAGTAATTATCGATGAAGCAGCCTTCCACGATGATTTGAATAAATTATTAAAAGCCGCCTTGGCATTGCTTATGTGGGGAGGCAGGGTAATTGTTATATCAACACATAATGGAGATGATAGTCAGTTTAACGAATTAATTAAAGAAATTAGGGCAGGGAAAAAACAATATAGCTTGCATAGGATTACTTTTGATGATGCTTTAAAAGATGGTTTATATAAAAGAATTTGCCTCCGATTGGGGCAAAAATGGAGTCAGACTGCTCAGGATAGATGGAGAGAGGAAACTATTGATTACTACGGAGAAGGAGCAGATGAAGAACTTTTTTGCATCCCTTCTCAAGGTGGTGGGACATTCTTGCCAACTGCGATGTTAGAAGCTTGCCAGGACAAAAATATCCCGATTTTGCATTTGCGATGTAGTAATAAATTTGTAGATGAACCCAAAAGAATCAGAGAAAAAGAAATAAAAGAATGGTGTCAGGAAAATCTTGATAAATTACTTGCAGTTATGCCACAATATTTCCCAACATATTTTGGCGAAGACTTTGGAAGAAATGGTGATCTCTCTGTTTTTTGGTTGTTGCAAGAACAACCAGAGTTAAAATATCGTCCACCTTTCGTAATTGAATTGCGGAATGTTCCTTTTGAACAACAAAAACAGATTTTATTCTACGTTTGTGATAGATTGCCGCGCTTCCGTGGAGGTGCTTTGGATGCAAGAGGAAATGGTCAATATCTTGCAGAAGTTGCGCGCCAAAAATACGGGCAAGACAGGATTTTGGAAGTAAAATTATCTCAGGAATGGTATAGGGAAAATATGCCTCGGTTTAAAAGTGCCTTTGAAAATAAGGAAATTGCTATCCCAAAAGACGGAGACACTTTGGATGACCATCGAGCGATTAAAGTAATTAAAGGCATCGCAAAGGTCCCGGACACAGGCAGGACAAAAGGCCGTGACGGTCAACAGCGACATGGTGATTCTGCCGTTGCACATGTATTAGCGGTTTTTGCTACGCGCGAACTCAAAGGTGGCCCCATCGAATTTGAAAGCATAAGTAGAAAAAGAATATATAGAGCCTCTGCTATGAAAAATTATATAGGAGCGTAAATGTCCGAAAAAGATAAGAAAAAGAAAGCAATTACAGATGAAATAGCAACATCTCAAAAAGATATTGATATCTTTTCCGGTTGGCTTATACGCCTTGAAAATCCTGATCCAACTCTTAGGACAGAAGCAAATGGAAAAGGCTTAAAGTTATATGATGAAATAAAAAAAGATTGTCATGCCGGTAGTGTTTTGCAAACAAGGTATCTTGCAGTTACCGGTAAGGAATGGAATATAATCCCTGTCAATTCAGAGGCTGAGGAACCTGGTAAAAGAGATGAAGAAATTGCCGATTTTGTAAAAAGAGTGCTTGAAAACACTAATTTTGGACAGGCAATGCAGGAGTTATCTCAAGCTATTTTATACGGATTTTATGTCGCAGAAGTAATCTGGAAAAAAACAGATACAGGGATTGAAATATCAAAGATACGTTCGAAGCATCCGCGTAGATTTTCTTTTACTACAGATAGAGAGTTAAGACTCCTTACGCCATCGAATATGATTGAGGGGGAGCCTTTGCCTGAAAGAAAATTTATACATTATTTTTTTGGTTCATCTGATAATCCTTATGGTGAGGGGCTTGGACAATCTCTATGGTGGCCAGTATGGTTTAAGAAACATGGGATCAAATTTTGGCTTGTTTTCCTTGAAAAATACGGTATGCCAACTGCAATTGGAAAATATCCTGCAGGGACAGACTCAAAACAACAGCAGGCTCTGCTTGATGCGATAGACGCGATCCAAAACGAAACAGGGGTAAAGATACCGGAAACAATGGCGATTGAACTCCTTGAAGCTACCCGTAGTGGCAATGTAACGTATGAATCATTATGTGAATACATGGACAAACAAATATCAAAACGTGTTTTGGGGCAAACAGCCACAACGGAAGGGACTCCCGGTAAATTAGGGAATGAAGATGCACAACGTGATGTGCGTCAAGATTATATTGAGTCTGATGCAAGTCTACTATGCGAATGCATAAATGAAACACTTGTGAGGTGGATAGTTGATTATAATTTCCCTGGAGTTTCGATATATCCAAAATTTAAAATACGTGTCCAAAAAGAAAAAGATTTAAAACCCCAAGCGGAACGAGATAAAATTCTTGTATCTGATATAGGTCTGCCAATAAGCGAAAAATATTTTTACGACGAATATGGAATCAAAAAACCTGAAGACGATGAAAAAATTGTTATACCCATAAACTCTATTTCCTCAAATAGTAAAACAGAACAAGCCGCATTTGCAGAACAAAAATCAGATGACCTTGTAGATATGTATGTAGACAAACTGGATCGAGAAGCGGCCAATATGATTAACAACGAACTACTTAATCCTGTGCGGGATTTGATTGATAACGCAGAAAGCTTAGAAGATATTAAGGACGGATTGTTTGATTTGTATCCAAAAATGGAAGCAACTGAACTTGGGAATCTTATGCAAAAGGCTTTTGCTACGGCCAAACTTTTGGGAAAGTATGAGGTGACAAATGGCGATTGATCCTCGTATTGATAATTTGTCTTTTGACGAAGCAATCAACTTTTTCAAAAACAAAATCAAAATCCCAACCAGGCGCTGGACAGATTTATGGAAAGAAATGCATTCAAGAGGTTTTATGGTTGCGGGTGCTATGAAAGCAGATATCTTGAATGATTTTTATGATGCTGTAAAAAAATCCATTTCAGAAGGAATGACGCTTGAAGAATTCAGGGAAATCTTCGATGAGATTGTTGAAAAGAGTGGCTGGGATTACTACGGTAGCCGTAACTGGAGGTCTCGTGTTATCTTTGAGACAAATCTACGCACTGCATATTCAGCAGGCAGATACGAACAAATGACTGATCCGGATATATCTAAAATGCGACCATATTGGGAATACAGGCATGGAGATAGTATTCATCCACGTCCTCTACATCTTGCCTGGGACGGTAAAATTTTGCCTGCCGATGACACTTGGTGGGATACACATTATCCCCCAAACGGTTGGGGTTGCAAATGCAAGGTCTTTGCATTGTCAAAACGTGATTTAAAACGTCTTGGGAAGGATAAGCCGGATAAAGCACCTAATGATGGCATGTATCAATGGACAGATAAAGTGACTGGGATAACACATACAGTCCCTGTCGGCATCGATCCTGGATGGGATTATAATATGGGAGATGCGGCAAAGCATTATAAGCCGGATTTATCAAAATATCCTACGGAATTGAGGAAACATCTGTCTCCCGATTTACAAAACATTAACAAAGGAGGTGATAAATAATGCATTTTAAAGGGTTCGATGATTGGGTTGAAATATTCAAAGGTGGGGCACAAACAGATAGCAAAGGTAATATACACAACGGAGACGATATAATTGCCAAAGCTGTATCAGCCTTTGATCCTAAATTCCACGAGCCACCAGTCGTAGTTGGCCATCCTAAGGATAATTCGCCTGCGTTTGGATGGGTATCGGAGCTTAAAAAAAAGGGTAATAGTCTGTTCGCAAAATTCAAACAGATCGTGCCTGAATTTGAGGAGGCTGTAAAAAAAGGATTATATAAAAAACGATCAGCAAGTTTTTATCAGGATGGTCGTCTTCGTCATGTTGGTTTTTTAGGTGGTACACCGCCAGCAGTTAAGGGTTTGGCTGATCTGTCATTTTCAGACGATGATAACGTAGTTACCTTTGAATTTTCGGAGACTCATTTTTGGGGATGGCAAACCGTAGCTGATGTATTCCGAAAACTAAGAGAATGGTTATTGGAGAAAGAAGGGAAGAAAATAGCTGATACAATTATCCCTAATTGGGATATTAAAACCGTAGAGGATGAAACAAAAACTGAATTTAATGACAACAAACCAAAAAAGCAGGAGAGTCAAATGACTACATTGGAAGAAAAACAACTTAATGATTTCATGGAAAAAATAGAGGCAGCCAAAAAAAAGGCGGCCAAAGAAGAGCGCGACAAAGCAGAAGCAGAATTTGCAGAAAAACTCGAAATGGCCAAAAAAGAGGCAGCTAAAGAAGAGCGCGACAAAGCTGATGCTGAATTTGCCGAAAAACAACGCAAAGCTAAACTGGAGGCTGTAAAAAAAGATATAAAAACATTTTGTGAGACAAAGCTTGAAGAAGGGAAGATAATCCCTTCCTGGATTAAGTTAGGACTACAGGAGTTTATGGAGAATCTTGACTCAGAAAACGAAATAGAATTTTCTGAAGGCAACAAAAAATCAAGATTGGATTGGTTTAAAGATTTCCTCGATGATTTGCCAAAAGTAGTAGTATTTGGAGAAACTGTATCAAGAGACAAAGATATTGGTGCCGGTGAAGCCAGTGTAAAACTGGAGCAATTAATTAAAAATAAAATGGAAAAGAAAGAGGTCGGATATAATACGGCATTTGCGGAAGTACAAAACGAATATCCCGATCTTGTAGAAGAATATGTATCTGAAATGAAGGGGGTAAAATAACATGGCAACAGAACAGGCGATATGGAGAGAAACATTTGCAGCTGCTGAAGATCTGTCCTCTGATCAATATAAGTTCGTAGTATTGAACAGTAGTGGCGAAGTAAGGCGTCCCGACTCTGAAGATGAGGTCGCGATTGGGATACTACAAAATGCTCCTGAATCGGGAAGGGCAGCAGAGGTCATGATAATCGGGAAATCTAAACTTGTGGCTAATGCTGCCTTGACTATCGGAACGTTTGTAAAACCAGAATATGTTTCTGCATCGGATGCTGGGAAAGCGGATGATGCCGGGACATGGTGGGATACGTCCAGAGGCATGGTCGTAGAACCTGCAGGGGCTGAAAATGATTTATGCTCAGTGATTCTCTTCAATCCTATGGACAGGAGAAAAGGTGGACGAGTTAAGCA